CCTGCAACAGCGGTAAGAATGTGACGAACCAGTGCAGAAATAATCATCGCGTTCACCTTAGCTCCTTTACATCATCAAAAGGCCAGCAATACGTCTGGCCCAACCACGAGAAAATGCATGCCAGTTTGGTAGGTCAGTTAGAAAACGCAGTCGTTGCGCGATCATAACATTTCTAAGCCGCTGCGGGTCAACTGCTGCGACCGCTGCCATCGTTCTAGGCCCAATAATGCCGTCATCATTGACGTTAATAGCGCGTTGCAGCCAACGAATAGCTTGCGCGTTACCTGAGTTCACAGCGCCGTCAAACATGACGTACCTAATTTCTGCTGGCAACTCATCGGCACGGATGGGCTTCCAATACCGTTCTTGGTAAATACGCTTAGCTAGCTCTAGAGGAAGCTCGCGCATGTCTCCGCGATAGCCAACCTCACGAGCAACAGCTTCAGTTACACCAAAGCGGGTCTTACCGCCCGGATCATCTTTGTGATCAGAGAAGTCACCTTCGTGCCCGATAAGGACAGAAAACGCTTGATCAAAGTTCATATTACCTCACTAGTAATACAAAGCTAATCGGGTACGCGCCGCCGGCCAGCGTCCAAGCGATGTCGGCAAGGTCGAATTTGCCGCCGTTGGCTTGATTGTAGATTTCCCGCCCCACAGCGACTGCGGCGCAGCAAACGCCGGCAACGACGGAGGCCAACGGCCAGGACGGCGCAACTATAAAAGGCAAAGAAGCTACAAAAGCGCCCGCGATGAGGTGCAGCGCCTTGTCGTGCGGTATGACTCTCATACTTCCACCATCGCGTCCGTGGCGTCGCCGGCCTGCGGCATCTTCTTCATCCATTCGATTTTCCAGTTCATGCGAGTCTCCATTACGCCAGTGTGATCGTGCCGGTGCGCACGGTGCCGTCGGAGCCCTTGAGCTTGACGGTGAAGGTGGTGTTGTTCGTGGCCTCGAAAACCACATCGCCGTTGTCAACAGGCGTGACGGATGCGCCGGGCGTAAAGCCGAAGGTGCCGTTGACGTCGAGCTTGTAGTCGGGATCGCTCTCGTTGATACCGACGTCACCCGCGCTGTCGATGCGCATCTTCTCGGCACCACTAACATACCATTGGTGGCTGGACGTGCCGAACGAATACAGCACGGACGCTGTGGAGGCCCCGGTCTTCTGTGCAAACTCGAAACTCAGGGCGGCGTTGTCGTACTGGTTGACTATGTTCATTTCCGCAGAGCCGTTGCTTCGGTTCCACGAAAATGCAGCGCCGCCGCTACCATTTGAAAACGCCCAGGTTTGTGAGTTCAAACTCCCAAGTCCGACGCAAGAGGCATCCATCAAAATCGGCTGCGTGGCGTCCGAGTACGTGCCGTTGGCGGTGCGCTGGAGGCGATAGGTGCCGTTGTTTGCGAGGGTCCAGCGGTAGCCGATACCGCCTGCGGCTTCGCGCAGCGACACGCTCGCGAATCCGTTGGTCAGTTGCAGCAGCGTCGTGGCGTGAATGGGGCCGTTGACGTCGAGCAGGACGCCGGTTGCCGCGGTCTTGCCAATGCCGACTTCGCCGGTGGCGCTGATGCGCATACGCTCGCCGTTGTTGGTGTAGAGCAGCAGCGGATGATTGCTCACGGCGCGGATATCAACAGTGCCGCTAGCGTTTGCGGCTAGTTGCCCCGTTACTGTCCCACTGACAGCCTGATAGGCGGCGTACGTCGCGTTCGTGAGATTTACGTTGCCGCCCAGGATGTCGAGCTTCATCCCGCCGCCGGGCGTGGTGCCGAGTCCGAGGTCGCCAGCGGCGGTCAGGCGCATCTTTTCGCTGCCGTTTGTCGAAAACACCAGCGGCGCATTGCGAGTCTGCTTGATCTCGGCGTAGTTGGTCCGAAAATCAATCCGCCCATTTTCGACATCGGAGTTGTCGCTAAAAAGCAGAACACCGATGCCATCGGAACGACCGCGAATGTTCAGCGCAATCGCGTTGCTAGAATTGGCGAGTATCGTGAGGGGGATAAACCCCGTTGGGGTGCTGGTGCCGATGCCGACTTCGCCAGCGGAAGTAATCCGCATGCGCTCCGAACCACCCGTACTCCACGCCACCGTGTTCGCCGCCGGGAACCACATCCCGGTGTCGGGGTCCGTCGGGCCGGCCAGAGACGGCAGAAGCTGGGTGCCGGCGGCAAACGACGCAACACCAGAGGCAGAGAGCGTGGTGAATGCACCCGTCGTCGGAGTCGTGGCACCCACCGTGCCGTTGATGTTGATGCTGGCGGTGCCGCTCGCGTTGGTCAACACGATAGCGGAAGGTGTGCCCAGGTTGGGCGTGACCAGCGTGGGGGAGGTTGCCAGGACGTTGCTGCCCGTGCCCGTGTTCGTCACCGAGACGACGTTTTTGCTGGCGTCGAGCGCGAGGGCGGTGGAGGCGGTGAGGTCTGGCAACGTAATAGCACCAGAAGCACCGATTCGCAATCGTTCCGTTCCAGCGGTACTCCAAGCAAGGGTGTCAGCGGCGGGGAACCACATTCCGGTATTAAGATCACCGGCTTGTGCAATAGAGGGCAGGAGTGCAGTACCTGCACTAAAAGATGCAACTCCATTGACAGTCAAGTTTGCATCTGGAGTAGACGTATTAATGCCTACAAGCCCAGACGCAGTAATGCGTACTCGTTCTGTTGCATTTGTTTCAATAAGCAGCGGATGCGAACCTACAGTACCAAAGTAAGCCGCTGCACTATCCAACAGGGTTTCTACAGACGGGCCGCTAGTTTTAGATACAAGCAGACGAGCAAACGTACCGGCCCCAGAATCAGACTGCAGCACACGTACAAGAGCAGTAGCACCATTACGTACGACATCAAGGCCATTTGCGGCAGGAGTTGTAGTCCCGATACCGACATTACCAGCCGCATCAACCACGAAAGGGCTACTGTCGGGGTTTGCACTATCTTCTACAAGAATAGCGTTCCCGGACCCAACTTGGGTGACACGCAGCGCACTAGAAGCTGAATTTGCTTCTATGACATACGGACCACTGAAGTAATCAAAAGCGCTAACTACATTGGTTCCATTGCAGTAAACAATAGCTCGCCTACCATTAGGTACCGTAATTCCAGTACCAGCAAGCGTAGTAAATACAATGGATTGTCCACCCGTAGTGTTGTTAGTAACAATGTATAGTTTAGAAACAGACGGGCAGATCACATTCCTAGTGGTACTAAGCGTGCCACTGAGCGTGATAAACATGCTCCGCGCTTCGTCAGTAGCGCCATTGATAGAAGTCAATACGTAGTTTGCGTCCGTCATTGTGACGTTAGCCGTACCAGCAATTGACGTATCAATTAAGGTTGTAATCCCGTTGTTGACAAGCGTACCCCAAGTACCGCTGTTTTCACCAGTAGCCGGGAGCGTAAGACGAAGATTAGTAGTATATGACGACGGCATTATTGACCCCTAACCAACCTAATAAGTGCGGTGGTAGACGTATCTGCAGGTACGGTGACGCGAAACGTCAAACCGTTTGCATTCTTATCGTCACCAAAATCAAGAACTGCTACAGATTTATTACTCTTAGAGCTATTGTAAATAAGCGCTCCACGAGCAGTAAAAAAGGCGTTAGCCCAAGAAGTATTATCAAAAGATATGTACACCACATTCCTAGTGGTGTCTACTTTTACAGTGGGGTTTGCAAGGGTATTACCACCAGTAGTGTACCCAGCTCCAGACGTAACTTCACCAGTTACTGTGTATGTAGGAGTATTGCGTCCAATGTCTGCGGTACTAATGTACAACGCAATTTTGAATGTGTCTACAGAAAAATCATGTACAGCTAAAGGTAGCTCATACAAGAACGAATTTGTTACGCCTTGTTCTATCATATTAGGCTACCTGAACACGCACCTGACCAGACCTGTAAGCATCCTGCCGGTTCTTGCCATCAGCCAGATTCTTCAGAAGCTCGAGAGACTTAAAAAACTCTTTATCCATCATCTCAATCACATCAGCTTCTTGTTTCATGAAACGGGCTGCCTCAACCATAACAGCGTTAAACAACACACTACTAAAGTTATCGCCAAGCCATGTGTTGCTAACGGTAACAATACTTTCAGGATAGTGAGCGTAGTTTAGTTTTACAGCTAGAGCTGCGTTAGGCGTAGGCGCAAAGACAATCTCAAGCAGAAGCTCGTTACTGTCATTTGGGCCATACAGCGCGTAAAATTTAGGGGTTCCAGTAGTAGCTGGATTAGGGTAGGCTTCTCTAAGAAAATTAACGTCTTTATTGAGAAGATAGTTAAACTTTCCTTGTGTGTCTACTACCGCAACCGAATACGCAGACAAAAAGTCAAGAGGAAGCGCCAACGACTCGACACCGGGAGTCAAAACAAGCGACGTTGTTTTCCTCTGTGCTGGTAGCTGAACGGCGTTGTAAATACGCTGTTCGGCAAGCTTCGTCATAGTAGCAAAGTCGGTACTACTAAACGTGTTTTCAGTGTAATCCTCCACAGCCTGTTTAAGGGCTGTGTAAGACATTGCTCCAACAACAGTCGGCATGTCTGACCCCGGATACGTTAAGCCATCGGACCCCGAGCTTTAGTGCCTTTTTGAGCGCAACCATTGCCACGGGTCTTAACACCTTGCGTCTTGACATCAGTCTGCGGATAACCAGCGGTGTTAGGCACTGGCACCTTCTTGTCCTTGGATTCGTGCTTCACAGCTTGCCCTCCTGATTCATAGCACGGGCAAGATTGCGGCCATGCTTCATCATGTCCTTAGATGCAGGGCCACCCTTCTTACCTTTGGGGGCCTTATGCTGCTTCGTGGTGTCCTTAGCTACTTTGTCTTTCATGGCTACTCCTAGATGTAGTCAACAGAAACTGAACCGACTCTCGCGGTTCCTACCAAACTGTTTGGGGTTAGTGAGAGAGCCGAGCCGCCCCCTACCGGAGCCCAGCCCCACTCGATGATGCGACTGCCTTCCCCGATAGACCCCGTAACGGTCACGCCTGAAGCCCGGTAGGCGTTGAAGTCTGGCCGGGGGTCACGCACCGCCTGAGGGTCTGCGACCGGGAACATACCCAACTGCAACTGCGGATGATCTTCCTCCCAGCATTCAGTACAAACTTTGATTGCGACTCGTTTGGTCTTAATGACCAAGTTTTTCAGGTCTTTAAGCTTAACGCGAATACCACATCTATCGCATTCTGCGATAGCTCGATTACCTGCGGTAAACCTATTGCTCATACTTAGCTAATGAACTGTTGCCTGGGAACAAATCGCACGGCAGCTTTTTCTCGGTCTTCATCAGCCGCAAGCTGCCACGCTTCATCGTACTGTGCTTTTAGAGTGCTCATGCGCTCGTAGCCAGACGGGATTTTCATAGACAAATGGTACGCCAAACCAGCGACCAAACACGGCAAAAACCTAAACGGCACATCGGGGGTATTGGACCCGTCACCAGCATCTTGAATCCTGCGCAGCCTCCAGTACACAAACGAATAGGCTTGTGAATTGTCAGGTACCGGCCATACAGTAATTGTTGGAATGGGTGACAGCCTATCAATATAGACTTGAATGGGTCTAGCCTGCTGCAGCTTATTTGGAATGCTTGAATACGTAGAAACTGAAATGCGAGTAATAGTCAGATCAGTTTGAGTGCTTACGTTACCCGCACCAGTCCGGATCACGTGTTCAAGAAGGTCAACAGTATCTGTGGGGAGCGGGTATGTTCCAGTACCCGGAGTCAAAGCAATAGAGCCTTGTTCAATAGTCCACAGATTAATACCCCGGTTAGCCCACTCAGAGAACATCAAGTTCATACTGCGGCGAGCGGTCCGCAAATCATAACCAGAACGAAGCTCTGCCCCACAGCGTTCAAACGCCTCTTCAACGGCTTCGGTCAGATCAAGATTAAATGCGGTGGTTCCCGAGGTAGTCATATTTATTCACCGTTAAGCCAAGGAAGCGGGGCAATAACGACAGCAGGCTTCAGGATAGAATCAATTTGCTGCTTAAGCGCCGCTTCAACAGCTTCTTTATCAATCCCACTGCCCCAAACCCAAGAAAGCACCAGTGCTTCAGTCAACTGGTCAAAGGGAATAAACGCAGTGAAACTATCTTCAGCGTTACTCACCGCAAAACTAGAAGAACCGTAAGCAGATGCAGAGGCTTTTTGTTCAGTGGCGTTACAGCGCCAGCCACACTCCGCAACGTAGTTCTCGATATTCCCAACTTGGGGAATACACTTAATCCACTCAATTTTCCATTCGACGTTCATACCTGTCCTTACTTAAATAGTTTGTCCGCGCCAAACCAACCAATAATACCCGCCACAATTGACCCAGCAAACCAAAGGGCGCGAATGCCACCTTTGCCCTCACTAGCTAAATGGACTAGTTGATCAACTTTAGTGTTGATGCTATCTAGCTTACTTTCAAGGGCTTCAACTTTGCCTTTAAGCTGCCCGTAGTCTATTGGATCAATCATTCTATCCTCTACGCTAGTGACTGCGCTAGCAAGGTACTCCAGTTGCTTCTGTATGACATCCACTATTCAGCCTTAGTGTCGTCTTTTTGGGCTTCAGCGAGTAGGGCTCGAAGGCGTTGGATTTCAGCAGTCTGTTCAAAGTTGGCAAGAATAAGCTCACCAAGCTGCTGTGCAATAGCCTTACGAATATCAAACTGGTTTTCCATCACTTAAATCCTTTCAGAGTTTGTGCGAGTCGCGCCCGCTGGCCCATTTTACCCGGCTTCTTGGCAGCGGCGGCAAGCTTCTTGGCCGGGATGGGCTGTCCTTCCTTGACACCCAAAGACTTACGCAAGGCCCCCGGCTTTTTAATAGCCTTTTGAATCCATTTTTCAGCCATTATCTAAACCTCGAGGTTTTAGTCGCAATAGACGAGGGCTGCTTCACGAACTGCTTGCCCTTAGCCTTACCAGCACGTTTAGCTTTGGTAGTAGCTGCGTACTCTGCGGGACTCAATGCTTCGATTGCTGCCTTCGGCAGATAACGTTCTCCGGTATCCGAGGAACGCTTACCCGATTTGGTCTGCCATTTCTGGTCTGTCCAAGCTTTCAGGCTTTTCTGGGGAGCTTTCATGTCAGTGTCTCCTCGACGTGCAGTGCTTTATGCTCGTCCACGTACTTGGCCGCTTTACGTAGCAAGTCTGGGTTGTCCTGCAACAAGCCCAACCCCCGATTACAGTTAGGGCACAACAATCCCCGAATTCTGCCCGTGACGTGATCGTGGTCAATACACAACCATGCAAATTTCTCTTCTGGTTCGTTGCACAACGCGCAGCGGCCTTTTTGGGCTTCATACAGAGCATCGTACATCTGCTGCGTTGCTCCCCGCCTACGCAAGCGCCGCCCCGCTGCGACCCAGTTGTTGCGCCGCCAGTCGTTCAAGTGGTCGCGGTTTTTATCCGCCCACTCCTGTCTCTGCGCCTGCATGCATTGTTTGCATTGCGACTTGTACAGATGTGACAACTTCCCACCACGACTGAAAAACTCAGTCAGCGGCTTTTGCTGTTGACATCCAGTACAAGTTTTAGTCACGATACCCACCGCCCTTGGCCTTATACTGCTTCGCCAACAACTGACTCTTTCTCGCGCTCCACTGTCCAGCTTTAGTTCCTTGCGTGGCTTGTCCCTTGATCTTCTCAAAGAGTGCCTTACGCATCCCTGGCTTAGTGTAGTTTCCAGCCTCGTTGACTTTCGACTCGCCGCCTTTGGCGTAGCCTTTGGGCAATTTATTGGGGGCCACAGCCCCCATGCCACGCGACGACCTCATCGCATAGTTCCCTTGGTCTTACCGCGTTGGCAAATACCATCGCCACGAACCATACCACCCTTCGCGTAACCAGAAGCTCGGGCGCGGGAGCGGTTCCTTTCTCTGGTATATTCCGCATCTCTTTCACGACCAGCACGTTGTACTTTATCGATGGCTTCTTCATCAGCCCGACCGATACGACGAGAAATTTCTGAAGAAGACGGGTCGTTACTGCGTTTGTATGTTTCGTACCCTACGCGCATACCTTCACCATCGCTATCAAAGGCTTCTTTAGCCCCTCTAGCATAGTCACGTACAGTGGCTTTTTTATTGTCAACAATAACCCTGCCCGATTTTGTTAGGGGGGTATAGCCGTAGTATTTAGACTTAGAAGTGGTCATAATTAGTACACCTTTGCTTTTTTAATACCGCGCTGGCAAATACCATCACCCTTGACCGAACCGCCTTTTTTCATCCCAAGTTTACCCATATCCTTGGCCTTAGGCATCTCAACTTTACCGCCCTTCTTCATGCCGGGGGGTCGGATGGGCATGGTGCTGGGAGGCGTGGGGCCGGGGCGTGCAGGGGGCATGGTAGGACGAGGCGGGGTAGGCGCGGGGGGCGTATCGCCGGAGCCAGGACGAGGGGCGGGACGGGGCGCGATTGCCTGCCCAAGTGCCGCGACCTGTTCGGGAGACAGCGCGCCTTGTCCGCCAAACCCCCGCACGTTCATTCCACCGCCCACACCTCGACTCGTGGGCGATTGGTCAGGCGACACTGCGGTACCCATACGCGAAGAAGCGCCCTTCATGGCTTCTCTGCGCGCATTTGCAGCCATGGTAGTGGCTGCAATACGCTCGCGATCTGCAGGGCTGAGTCTGCTGGGTGGCATGCCGCTGCCGATGTTGTTGAGGGCGTCTGCCAAACCGCCCATGGCATACTTCTTCGTCATGCCACCCTTCTTCATGCCTGCTTCTTTCTTTTCCTCTTCAACAATCTTTTTCGACACGCCAGCTTTTTCCATTGCTCGAACATGCCGCTTTTCTTGCTCTTTGTACGATTCTTTAGCCATGATTACTCCTTAACAATTCCAAGCTCTAAGGCTTTTGTTAATACGTGAGTTAGGGTCTTTAGCTGTTTTTTCAGAAGTCAGCTTCTTCTTCATACCTTTCATTCTGGCACAGAATGAATCTCTGCGTGGTCCGCCTTCAGGCTG